TTTGTATGAGACATCAAAGGAAAGGATTTATGAGGCTTTGAGTATTGCAAAAAATAATGGTATACAAGTTACAAATATTGAGAAGTTTGTGAACGGAAAAAATTATACACAAATATATCCAACCCCAACCCCAACTAAAGCCGCGTTTGTGTTAACACCTGGTACAGAAATATTAAAACAAACTAAAACTCAACAAGGTGGAAATGATACAATAATAAATGTTAAAGTTGCACCTAATGTTGGTAATTGGAAAATTGAAAAAGTAACTTTTGAATTATTCCCGCCAGCAGGGTTCACTTGTACCAGTGGGGTTAAAGTTGGAGGTAGTAGAGTTTCAGACCAAGAATGGAATCTTAAACCTTTCATAGATGTTCAGGGTAATTGTTCTAACAATAATACAACACAAGAACCGTATATTATAAAATATACATTGATTGTTCAACCAATTACTTCATCGGGTGTAATTGATACTACAAGACAATCACAAACAAAACAAATAACCAGTACTATTACAATATAATTGAATATTCATAAATTGATGATATTTATAATTAAACTTACATTATGGACTTAAATCAAAAATTAAATGATTATCTTGGAAAGAAAGGTAATTATTCAGAACAAAGTTTAGGAAACGGCACAAAAGAAGTTTGTGATTTAGAAACGGGTGATTGTTATGTGGTGAGAGAAAAAGACGGTTTGATAGAAAGAGCCGGACACAATGTTACTGTTAATAAAAAAGTTAAAGTTGAAACCTATAAAGGGATAAAACAATTATTAAATGATTAATCAAAATGGCGATAGATAAAAAAATCATAAGTGAAATTGAAAGATACAGAAGTATCAATAGATATTTAAATGAACAAGCACCTCCTCCTCCACCACCTCCAGGCGGAGAAGAACTTGCCCCACCACCCCCACCACCAGGAGGTGAAGCAGCACCGCCACCCGCAGGGGAAACACCCGCAACACCAATTGATGTTGAAACAGACTCTGAAGTTGAAAAAGTAGATGATAAGGGTGAATCAGAAGAAGGTGGAAAAGAAGGAGGAACCGAAGAGTTAGAAATTACAGATTTAGTTACTTCCCAAGAAAACATTGAAAAAAAGCAAGAAGAATACTTTAACAACTTATTTGCACAACTTTCTAATTTAGAACAAAAATTAGGTGAAATGGATGCGATTGCACGTAGACTAAACAATATTGAAAATAAGATTGAAAAGTATCGCGAAAAAACTCCACAAGAAAAGTTGGAATTAAGAAGTTATGACTCATATCCTTTTAATCAAAAATTATCTGATTTTTTCACAGATAAACAAGAAGCTATGGAAAAGACAGGAAAAAATGAGTATATTTTGACAACTGATGATGTCACAGATATTAATGATAGCGAAATTAAAGACACTTTCCAACCAACTGAAGAAGATATTTAAATCAATATCAAAATTTATTAATAATGCGGTAATGAATTGTTACCGCATTTTTTATTTGACTAATCCCAAATAATCACCTATTATTATAAAATAAACTTAAAATTTAAAAATTATGAATGCATTAGACGCCGTATTGGCACAGTATGAAAAAAATCAAAACGCAGGCGGAGGCCAATCTAAAATGTCACAAGATGAAAGAATGAAAAAGTATTTCGCTCTTATTTTGGGTGAAAAAGAAAAAACAGGACAAAGAAGAATTAGAATTCTCCCCACACAAGATGGTTCCTCACCATTTAAAGAAGCTTGGTATCACGAAATCCAGGTTGGAGGTCAGTATCAAAAATTTTATGACCCAGGAAAAAATGACAATGAACGTTCACCACTTAATGAGGTGCATGAAGAATTGATGTCCACAGGTAAAGAATCTGATAAGGAATTGGCAAAACAATATAAATCACGTAAGTTTTACATTGTAAAAGTTATTGATAGAGACCACGAAGAAGACGGACCTAAGTTTTGGAGGTTCAAACACAACTATAAAAATGATGGTATCCTTGACAAGATTATCCCCATTTGGAAAAACAAAGGTGATATCACCGACCCTGAAAAAGGACGTGATTTGATTATTGAACTTTCAAAATCAAAAACACCAAAAGGTAAAGAGTATACCACAGTATCCACAATTATGTATGATGACCCAAGTCCCGTACATGCTGACGCAAAACAATCCAAAGAATGGATTAATGATGAGTTGAAGTGGACTGATGTTTATTCCAAAAAACCAGTTGAATATTTGGAAGCAATCGCACAAGGAAAAACTCCAAAGTGGGATAGTGATAAAGGTGGTTATGTTTATGGTGATGATGAAGAATCAACAACAACAATTGGAGGAAAATCAAACAAGGTTGTTGACCCCCAAGCTAATGATGAACCAGATTCAGAATTGCCGTTCTAATAAACAAAAATGAATATTGATATTATGCAAGAAAATGAGTTTGAAAAATGGCATCTTGTTGAACCTGCAAAAACAAATAGATTTGTAATCAAATTACTCGGTGCAGAAATACCTCCTTATCTATTCAGGAAGTATAAATTATATAACGAAGGTGATGAAATTATTTTTGTCACCGAGTTTTTTGAAAGTATTGAATTTACGTTTAACCCTGTTGACTTCTTTAAAATCACTGATGTTCAGATTGATTATTTAGACCCGACAGGTGTTAAACATAATTCAATCAAATTTCAAGTTAAAGGTTCAAACTTCAAAAAAATCGGGGATTATGCTGAAGATTCTTTGACAACAATTAAAATGAGGTTTGTTGCCGATGTAAAAACAATAAATGTGGAATATATAACAAATTAATTTTTATGGAATAAAATATTTATTTAGATGAATAAAGATATTACAATAGTTATACCTTGTAAAAATGAGGGTTCTCTTATAATAGAGACTCTCATTTTTATTTTGGAACAAACCGAAAAATTTAAAATTATAGTTGCCGATTCATCCACAGAAAAAGAAAGTATTGATTTACTTAAAGAATTTCAAAAAAAATACAAAAAACAAATAAAAATAACTGATGGGGGATTACCTGCGGTTGCAAGAAACAAAGGTGCGGAGTTAGTAGACACACCGTATGTTTTATTTTTGGATGCAGACATACATATTAGACAAAATGAATTAATTGTTAATTGTATGAATAAAATGGTTGTGGGAGGGTATGAGTTATTAACCTGTAAGTTTAAAACAATAGATGGTAAATTTGATTGGATTTACAAAATATTTAATGTTGTGCAATGGATTAGTTCAAAGACAACACCATTCGCATTAGGAGGGTTTATGTTATTCAAAACAGAAACATTTAATAAATTAAATGGGTTTAACAATGAAGATAAAATCGCAGAGGACTACCATCTTAGTTCTAAAATTGCTCCAAACAAATTTAGAGTGGCGAATCTTTTTGTTTATACTCCTTCTAGAAGATTTGAGAAGAAAGGTTTATGGTATATGATAAACCTTATGATTATGTGTTGGTGGAATAGGAATAATGATGAGTTTTTTAAACAGGATTTTAATTATTGGATATGAAAAAAAAAGTAGATATTAATTTTGAGTTTATTGTTGTATCAACAGTAGTGATATTAATAATCTTGACAAAATTAATTTGTCAGATATGAAATATAAAGCAATAATTGTTTCCGATTTACATCTTGGAACAAAGGACTCAAAAACTAAAGATTTTATTGAGTTTATTGAATCTCATCCCACCAAGTTATTAATATTAAATGGTGATATTGTTGATGGATGGGCACTTAAACGTGGTTCCAAATGGAAAAATACCCACACAAAAGTTATAACCAAACTTCTTAAATTATCAAATAAAACAAAAATTATTTGGATAAGAGGAAACCACGATGAATTCTTAACAGATTTTATGGGTATTGATTTGGGAAAGATTGAGGTTAGGGAAGATTATGTTTTGGAATTATATGAAAACACAAAGGATGATTTTTTTATTAAAAAACATTATTATGTATTTCACGGAGATAAGATAGATGTTTTTATGACAAAATATAAATGGTTAGCAAAGATTGGTTCGGTTGGATATGATATGGCTTTATGGTTAAACAGATGGTATAATAAATATAGAACGTGGAGGAAATTACCATATAAATCAATATCACAAGAAATTAAAAGTGGTGTTAAATCTGCTACAAACTACATAAATAATTTTGAATCCGAAGCTGTAAAGATGGCTCACAAAAAAGGGTGTTATGGTGTCATATGCGGACACATACATCAACCTTCTGATTTAATGACTAATGATGGTCATTACCTAAATTCCGGAGATTGGGTTGAAAATAGAACCGCAATACTATTGGACAATTCAAATACTTTTACTATATTTAGAATGTAAAATTAGAAAAATGAAATTAAAAAAATTATTAATTGATTTATTTGATAACGAACATTTTGAAAGTGAAAGACAATTCAAAGTAGACAATACCTTATATGGTGAGAATGAATTAAAAAGATATGAAAGTCAGATATTAGATTGTGATGAATTCAAAGAATGTTCCGAACTTAAACTAGTTTCTGTACCAGTATTTTTAGATGTAGATGATGGGAAATCAAAATCAGTTCAAACATATAAACTTACAGAGAATACAAAGTTCAAAGGTAAAGCTTATATTCTATCAATAGGACTAACCCCAAAAATTTATGACCCTAGTAAATTTAGCAAACCTGTTAAAGATGGGGCTAATATTACTCCTACACTATATAATCCAACAAATTTTGAACCTTATAAACAAATCTTGTTAACTTTTAGTCCTGAAAGGAAAAATGATGGTATAACAAACCACGAAGCAATAGTAAGACAAGAACTACACGACTTATTAGATAAAGTGTTGGATAACCCCAAAAGTTATGAAATTGAAAGTGAAAGAGGAGTTATAGTAAGGGGTATTTTTGAAACTGTTGAACATAATGGTAAAACAGAATTTGAGTATTTGGTTGGCGAACTTACAGAGTCAAAAGATAAAATGGTTTTTTATTTGGAAAAAGAAGAAGATAACGATGGAACAGGTAATGTTTCAATGCGGATGAAAAGTAAAATAATACCTATTGAGTTAGCAGAAAAATTTGAATCAGAACTTGGTGAACAATGTAGAAACCTAAAATTAACAGAAGAAGACATAAATAAATTTTTGGAGG